CAGAAAAATGCCTGCTACCTGGTCGCTAAACCAGGGCAGGCACTGGACGCGGGGCAGCGAGTTACTGCAGCCAAGGACCCGCAGGATCCAGCTCGAGAACATCTGGATCCCATTACTCAAAAAGAACCCCGCTGTCCATACGACTGGAGCGGGGCCTGAAGCCTGGGCCGATTACATATAAACCCAGGAGCGGCCAGTCTACTGCGATCCCTCGAACTGGTCAATCATAGTCTGAGCCTGCATGTAGTTGGCCTGGGCCTTCTTGTCCTTGTGCCATCCAACCGAGTCATCACGCATACGAGCCTTCGCTTCTTCGACCACCTTACGGGCATCGTTGAGCGTTGCCTCCTGGCCACCCTTGATCGGATCCATCGGGGTGACAGCTCGATCGACATTCACCAGCCAGGTCATCACCTCGGCACTGTTCATCAATGCACGGCCATCAGGCATACGCGCCTGCTTGAATGAATCTCGAACGGCTTCGGGTAGCAAGTTGATCTGGTTGTTGGCTCGATTCATGTTGATCTGGTACTCAGGTCCCCAGTTCTCCTTCGCCAGTTTGGTGAACTCCTGGGCGTCCAGGTTGTCCTGGGTGTGCATCTGCTCGACCACCTTGTCGGTCTCGGCCATGTAGCCATTCATCAACTCACTCAGGGCTTCCTGGGAGATGTTGTGCTTGTGAGCGATCTCGGCCACGTTGCCTGACATCATCTCGATGTCCATCTCGGACAGTTCGCGATCGGTGCCAACGAACTCGTACTTGTCAGGTGTCAGCGGAATGTCATTGGCCACGCGCCAGTCACTGACCTGCTCTTCGGTTGCATCCGCGGGTAGGCCTCGGGCCAGTTCGCCGGCTCGGATCTTGTCGTGTGCCTGGAAGGCTGACTCGAGGAACTTGTCCTGGTCGGTGTAACGCTCGAGGCGCGTAGACCATTCTTTGTTCTCGCCGGCCAGGTTGGTGCGCCAGGTGTCGCCTTTACCGGATCCACCGTCACCGCCATCGCCATCACCATCACCATCACCATCGCCGCCGCCGTCACCGTCACCGTCACCACCGCCGCCATCGCCACCATCTCCATCGCCGTCACCTCCACCATCGCCGTCACCATCTCCACCACCACCATCACCGCCATCGTCGCCGGCAGGCGCTCTGTAAACGTAGCCACTGGCCCACTTGTTGTTCATGAATTTCACTGGGTATTCTCCTGTTGTTGTGCATCGAGTTCACCGATCGGTTGCCGGCATTGTCGAAGGATTTCTTTGCCCACAAATATGCGGCCATTGAGGAATGCTGTCTCATCGAATGCGCCGACCTGGTAGGCCAGCATGTCGTACAGACACAGCTTACCGATGATCGCTTTCATCGCGATCGTCTGCTGCTCGGGGTTAGCATTTTCTTTCTCATCGAAGCACATCTGCAGTGCTATGAGTTCGTGACGCTCCAACGGTGGTACGTGGAAGACGTCCGCTTGTTTCTTCTTCATGGATGATCAGTCCGGTTGTTCAGTAACCTGGGCGTTTACCTGGTGGCCTGGTGCGACCTTTCTTTTTCTTCATGCTGCCACTCCCTGCTCTGCAGCGGCCTGGGCCTGTGCCTGCTTTTGTTGTTGTTCGGTCAGGGTCTTCACATCGTCCAGGCTACGCAGCCACTTCTCTGGTGCTCCGGATCCCTGGATCGCATCGCGTAGGCTGACGCCGAAGTCGACATGGTTGATGACGCCAGGATCCGCGGCAGCTGCTCTCTCGAGGAGATCGGCAACCTGCTGGAACTGCTGGACCTTCTTCTCTTCTTCTGACTCGGACAGCGGAGACTCGAACTTGAATCGAATGTCCTGGCCGAGCAGTGACTTCGGGATGTCTTGCGGAGATCCCAGGAAGCCATTCTTCAATGCGGTCTCGAAGGCCAGCTCACACATGCGGCCTGAGTACTCGTGTTCGATCGGTGCGAACAGCGGCAGGTTCTCTCTGCGGAATTGCTTCATGCGTTCGCTGACTTCGTAGGCTGTCATCTCCCGACCGATGTCAGGCATGTTGATCTTGTTGACGTAGAAGGCGCTCTGCAGGACCTCGACAATTCCCTCGCGCATCTCGAGGCCGATCGGGAATCCTTTGCTGTCCTGGACCAGTGGCCGCAGGCTGGCGCCCAGGCGCTCGTCGTAGTCTTCACTGACAAAGGTGATGCCGTCAGGATACAGGTTCGCATCTCCCCTGATCACGTTCTCGGTCGCGATGATCGGTGGCCTGGCGTGACGCTCCCCTGCCTCAAGCAAGGTGTGGGTCATCGCCTGCAGTGTCCGAGCATCGGGTAGGCCGACAACGGTAGCAGGAGAGTATGCGTAGGGTGAACAGGCGATCGTCTGGAATCTCGGCACGATGTACCGCGGGTGCATGTTGCCACCGATTTCCATGATGGTCTCTGTCTGCAGATCCAGGGTGAGCTGGACCCGCGGGAATCTGTCGTACTGTGGATCGTCGTACATCTGGGAGGTGATGTCGAAGTGATGGATCGGCACCTCGTGGAACGGCTTGTCCTTCAGCAGCTTCTGGTGCTCCTTCGGCATGTTGTCGATGCCGTAGTACTGCGCCATCTTGTACAGCGCGATGTCCTCCTTGCGGACCACGCCGTCGACCTGGCCATTCTCGTCATCCCACCAGGCGATGTCCTTCATGTGCCAGGTGCGGAACAGCAGGCCAGATGCCTGGCGGTTCAGCTCGATCGACATGACGCCATTGCCGAAGGTCACATAGTCGTTGTCGAGTTCCTTGGTGGCCCTGCGGAAGTTGGCGTTGCGCTGGTTCATCAGCATCATCAATCGCTTGGTCGCCCACTCCAGCCACATCTTGCCCTCGTGATCAGGCTCGTCCTCGATGCCGATCGAGAACCACTCACCATCCCGCAGCATGGCCTCGAGACTGTTGGCTAACTCACGGCGAATCAACAGGGGCTGACTCGAGGCCAGGCTGTCTGTCAGCTCTTCGCCAATGAAATGAGTCCGGAGAAAATCGTTGCGCTCGGGGTAGAAGTTCTCGGCCAGCTCCTGCCAGAGACTGAGCACAGGATACTGCTTCTCGAATCGCTCTCGAGAGAACTTGCGGAGCATGCCAGGAGACATCGGCATGACTTAACCCAGGGCTTGAGATTTGTCGAGGACAGTACCTGATCGACCAGTGCCAGCACGGCGCATCGCGATCGCTTTCTGAGCTGCGATCCTCGAGGTCGTGGACATGGATCCGGTCGGTGTTGACTCGGCCAGCTTCCTGGCTTCCTCGTCCTGCTTGGCCTTGGCCTCCTTCTCGGCTTTCAATGCGTCTGTCCTGGCCTGCTTGGACTGCTTCTCGGCTGCTTTCCTGGCGCTCTTCGCTTCCTTGTTGCTCGAGTACGAACTGTAAGCCGACACTGCGGCCATCACTGCGGTAGCTGCCATTACGCTATTCCTCGGGTCGTGGGTGCGCTGGCACCGGCCCTTGACCTGGCCCTGCCCTGCGCTCGATTGGATTTCATCTTCTGGGCAGCGACATTGGAAGCCACCCTGGTGGATCCGAATGCGCCAGCGCCCTTGGCCTTCGCGATGCCTGGTGCGCGATCGGTGTCTTCGACAATGCCCTGGGTCTCGTACTCGATCTTCTGGACCTCGTAGACTTCCTTGCCGCTGCTCCTGGCTGCGCCCTTCGCCTTGGACTTGGCACGGCTGAAGGCGTTCGATCGCCGCTCACTGGATGACATGCCTTTGGTCGCCCCGAAGTTCCCGCCGCTCGGTGCCTTGTAGTGAAACTCCCAGTTGCGTGGATCGTCAGCGCGGCCTGCGGCTGCGAGATGCTCCTCGAATGATTTGCGTTTGGCGATCTTGCCTTCCTTGTCGAGGACGTTGGCGCCGGCTTTGATGACATCCTTCTTCGCGGTTGTACCCTTGTAGTCGAAGCCACTGGTTTTCTTCGCGATGCCTGCGTTGGGATTGAAGCTGCGGTCGTAGACGATGCGACTACCGCCGTCCTTGCCGCGGGTGGTTACCTTTTTCCCTGGTCCGGTGATCCAGGTGCCTCTGAGTTTCGAGGCCTCGGACTGCTGCCGCTCGTCACCCTTTGGCACGACTAATAACCATCGCCAGCGAGAGGTTTCTTGTACCCGCCGCCGCCGCCCTCGTTGGATTGGTCGTTGTCGGTGTCAGGCCACTGGCCACCATCGCCACCTGGGTGGTTGAGATGTCCTTTGTTCCTGGCACCCTTGTTGCTGGTACCCTGGTCGCCCTGCTTCGGGTCGTCGTCTTGCTTGAACTCGCCCATCGGTGTCACCTATCGTTTGTTGGAAAACTCTCCGCTGTGACCTTTGCCGCCAGTTCCTCGACGCGCACCCTTGTCGGTACCGAAGCCAGCAAGCTGGCCCTGGTCGAAGTTCTTGTTGGCGGGTTGATTGGCTCCAGGCTTGGGGCCACCAGTGTTCTGCTTCTTGGATCCGTAGTTCGGCATTACAATACCCTCTCCCAGTTCTCTTCGGTCAGATGGAAATTCAGCTTGGTTAGCAGTGACCGGAAAGGGTAATCGCATTTCATGTGAATAATCAAGATGTCAGCTCCAAGGTTTTTCAGGTCCAGAGCTGCCAGCTTGATCAGCCGGTACCCGACCGTGCTGCCGCGGTGAGTCGGGTCGACGTACATGATGTCGTTGATGGCCATCGTGGTCTCGGAGTAGTGCATGTGCTTCATCACGAACGACACGAAGTAGGCGACCAGGCGACCACGCTCATGGCCCAGGAGTTTGACGGATCCCTGGAGCGTGTCTCGAGCTGTGAAGATCCGCAGCATGCCGGCAGACTCCATCGCTCGGTACTTGTCGAGATCTGGGATGAACGGCTTGACCTCCTTGTCGGTGGCGATCTCCTCGTAGTGGGCCTCGAGCATCGGGTAGATCTCCTCGATGACCTGGTCGAACCACTCCACCTGGTAGGTGATGCTCACCCCACTTCACTCATGATGATGTCCGACAGAAACTTGAGGCCACCAATCTCCTCGAGCAAGCCGTACTCGTCCAGCCATCCGGACACGGTGACCACATCGGTGGACAAGCCCTGGCTGTTCAGCGCCACGATCGAGTCGGCGATCTCGTGCAAGGCATCGGTACACATGTCGGGGTTCTGTTTAGCTTCGGCGAACATCATCAGCAGAGCGTCCTTCTCCCAGGTACGCTCCATGGCTATTCGGATCAGGTCCATCAGCTGCAGCTCGGCCACGCTCCACCCATTGAACTTGCCTGGGAATTGAATCACATTTGTCATCGGTTGATCCTCCTCGAGATCTTGGCCAGGTCACGGCGCCTGCGCCTGCGTCGAACGCTGGGCCAGAACCAGGGTGAGTAATCGGAACGCGATCGCGCGCCGTCCTTGCACTTATTCTTTCGATGCATCGGCATTGCGTTGCTCCTTGGATAGTTGTTCCAGCTGGTCCAGCATCTCGAGACTGATGCCGGCGCGAGTCAGGATGTCAGGCAGCATCAGCTTGGTCGCGACCTCCTTGACGTCACCCTTGACCAGCCAGTTGTAGGCCTGGGTGAAGACGAGGGTGGTGGCGTTGCCGTCAGGCTGGACGCCACAGACCAGCTCGGGGTTGATGAATATCGACTGGTCGCAGATGCCACGGCCATCCTCGAACTCGACCAGGATAGTCATCGCTCGATGTCCACGATCAGGTGGACCCTCACGACTTCCATCAGGTTGACCACCGTGTGGGTCTGTCGGACGTCACACTCCCACATCTCGCCTGACTGCATGATCTGGACCTCGTCGGCAATCAGGAACACATTCTCGTCGCCGCCCTCGACCACCAGGTGGAAGCGCCGATAGAACTCAGGCACCGGACCCTCGTCCTTGTGCGGGTGGATCGACTTACCTGGTGGCAGCTTGGTCAGGATCACGCGGCCCAGGCGCAGCGGTGAATCCAGGTGCCGCATCTCAGGGCTGGACAGCAGGTACGCCAGGTTGTTCGCCATCCTCGTAGTCGCCGGCATTAGCTCGGTGGCTGGGTAGTCCTCGCACTGCAGTTCCTGGTGCAGTTCCTGGAGTGTCTTGCTGTGGTACCCGACCGGCCCTCGAAGGATGATGTCCTCGGTGTCGCGGTGCGGAGATCCCTCGAAGGTTACCCTGGGCGACTTGCCCCAGAATAGTGGCTGTCGGTACAGCTCGAGGCGCACTGGTTCAGCGTCGAAGGTGTCACCAATCTTGTGGAACCACTTCATGACTTGGCCCAGCCATTCATCCAGATCTTGAAGTTGTCCCAGGGTGACCTGACATGGAGCTGGCTATTCATCCGCTTGATCAGATTCAGCTGATCTCGGATGGTGTCGTTCTGCGACTTCATTATGATCGCATCCTCATCCATACACTTGCCGCGATGCTTGCACAGGTCGGCAATGAAGTGGACCTTGTCCTCGGGCGGGATGTTCATCTTCATGATCTCATCGATGCCTTTGTCCTTCTCTGCTTCGCTCATATATTTCTCCGGATTCGACGCTTGGTCGCGCCTCGTTGTGTGTTGACCTTGACGTTCTGATTCTGTGCGTACTTGTGTGACCTGGCTGACCTGGGTGCTACGTTGATCTTCGGCGGGATGGTCGGGCCTACATCCTTTTTGGTCATCTTCGGGAACAGCTCAGTGAACCCCCAGATCAATGCGTCAGCTCGGTCGGGTGATCTCAATCCAACGTAGCCAGATTGTAGCATGGCCATCAGCTGCTCCTCGATCTCGGGGAAGTAGCCGATGTGGTGAATGGTTCCCTGGTCGTAGATGGCGCTGATCGGCTCGGCCCTGACCTCCTTGCCTCGACTCGCCGTGACCGCGGTGAATGGCAGGTGTGGATCCTGGGCCTGGATGACGGCACGAACCATGTCGCCACCATAGTTGACCTCGCCAACGATGCGGTCGGCGCTGTGCCTGTCGTATGCATCGGCGACGATCTTGCCCCAGACTTCGGGAGGTGCCTTGATCGATAGATCCTCGATCAGGTACCCATGTCCGTCAGTACCCAGGGCAACGACAACGATACCGACTTCATCGGATCGCTTGTCCTCTGGTCCCTTGGTGCCTGACGGATCCACGGCAACAACAACGCGAAGCCACTGGGGCAGCTTCTGACCTTCCTGGCCGAGGACTCTGTTCTGCGACAGGGTCTCCTCGGTCCACAGGGAACCATCGGAATCGTCAGCCCATTGGCCGTAGAGGAATCGGCGCTTTGCTCCTTCGCCTAATGCCTCGAGCTGTGACAGATACTTCGGGTCCAGGTTGGCCGCGTTGCCGTGCGGGTTCATGGTGAGATAGTTGTAGTCGAACTCGTTAGCCAGGTTGCGGTGCGGTGGCTCCGGATCCTTCTTCGAGATGAATCGAATGTAGGACCAGTGACGCTTCGACGGTGGGTTGAGATCGTAGTAGGCCTTCAGCTTCAGGCCCTTGTGATGTGCGACCAGGCGATCGTCCTTGTCGTACTCGTCGTAGCTGGTCAGCTGCGCCAGCCTGGTGAGTGCAGTCTCGACTGACTTCCAGGGAATCTGTGAGCACTCGTTGAAGAACATCGATGCGTACTCATGCCCCAGGACCTTCTCTACGCGCTTCTCCTCGTCCAGGCCACTCAGCCATACCTCGGATCCGTTCGGCAGCTTGTAGTACCAGTCAGTCTTGTTGAGCATGTCATCCGCGGCAGGCAGCTCGGGGAAGCACAGGCGTATGACCTTCGGGATGGTGTCCAGGCCGATCGCGGTCTTGGCCACGTTGAATCGGTACCTGGCGATCAGGTGCCTGGAGTTCGGACAGCTGCATGCCCTCATGAAGATGGCACGGATGATCAGGAAGGTTTTGCCGCTGCGGGATCCACCACCGAGCGCACAGTGCGTGGCGTCAGCGGACAGGTTGTTCATGGCCGACATCTGGTCGGCAGTGAGCGTGTACTGGAACTTGGCTGGAGCGTCTGCCGCTGGGCTGAAACTCATGGGCTACCTACAAGTTGGCATCCTGGGCGCAGTATTGTTGCACGACGATGATGCCGGTGCCAGCCTTCTGGTGCTCGGCGTAGGCGTTGTAGAACTTCATGACCATGTCCAGGTACTTGCCTTTGTCCTTGCCGTACTTGATCTCGGTCTCGTACCTGGTGCTCGTGACGTCACCCTCCTCGTTGGTGCTCTCGGTCTCGAACTGCTTGAACTCGTGGATCATCTTCCTGGCAACGATCGGCATCTCGTGGATCGGTAACACACGGCCAGCGTCATCGAACATATCCTTGGGATCGAACATGGCCAGGCCACCGATCTCCTGGAGTGTCTCCTCGAAGCTGACCATCAGGTGATCGTGGCCATGGATCCGCAGCTCCTTGATCCTCGCCAGGACCTCAACATTTCTAAGCATGCGCCACCCAGCTGTGGCCGCGGATGTGTCCTGGATCGGTCGGGCCTTTGTGCTGTATGCGAACAGGTAAGACTGCGTTGCATTCTGGGTCAGGACATACTGCTGTGCGAACTTCTCGCGCTTGATCCCATCGGCACGAGCAGCCCGTTGAAGCTGCGCTCTCTTCTTCTGGGCCGGCGTGATTGCTTTTTTCTTAGCCGGCATTGATGCGGCCACACGGCTGACAGTAATCGGTCGGGCCTCGACCGTGTTCGCATAGCATCTGGACCCACAGGTTGATCTTCAGATCGACAGCGACGACAGCTGGTATCTCGTGGTGTGGAGTGGAATCGTTCCAGGATCTACCCGCTCCCGCTTCCATGTATTCATCACGCAATTCCATCGGCACCTGCAGCCAGTGCTCACGGCACCCCCATAGCCTGCCGGCAATGAACTCGTTGCAACCAGGCCAGCCACAGCCATGGCCACTCGCTGGTCTTCTCCAATCTGGTCCTCGAGGGTCAGTCATCGGTCCAGTAACTCAGCTCGGTGTCGACAGCATCTCGTGGTGTCATCCCATCGCTGTATGCGTCCGCTGCTGCGATGGCAGCATCCCAGCAAAACCTGAAGGTCAGGCCGACTCTGCGATGCATCCAGTAGGCGTAGCGGAAATTCCAGTAAAAGGCTTTCATACTCTCTTCAACCTCCGGTCGTACCAGATCATTGCGGCCATCTGGTTCCCATAGAACGGTGAGTGCTGGGCGACATCGAGATCGTCCATCGTGATGCCGACCAGGTGATCACACTTGAAGTGATCGCTCGGTCGCTGGTAGTGCGTG